TCTCCTACGTGAGTAATAAAATCATTAATATAAGCATAAACTTTACCACCTATATCAGACCATCTTTGGCAGAATCCAAAGTCTTCTCCAAAATAACGTTTAGTTTTGGGGTCATGTAGAGTGTCAAATAAGTTATACATATTAGGTTGTTTTACTTCTTTTCCATTAATGATAGTTGCTTGAAATATTTCAAGGTCTGGATTAGCTTCTATTAAATCTGTTAATACTTTTCTTTTAATTAACATACATCCTGTTGGTATGTGAGTAAGTTCTACAACACCATCATGAGCTTCGACGTCATTAGGGTTATTTGTTTTAACAGGATACGTATAGCCAGAGTGCATTAAATCATTAGGTCCTGTAATTGCATCTTCTTTTTCGTGCATTCTTCTCCACATTTTATCCCAGTCTAATGTTTTCATAGGATAAGGAACACCGATAATATCTTTGTCTTTTTCTAACATTTTAAAAATAGTTTCTGAATTAAAATCAATATCAGAATCTATAAACAATAAATGAGTATAGTTATCTTCATGGTTCAACATACTAGCTACACATAAGTTTCTACCTTGTGTAACTAAAGATGATTTCAATAATGTAAAACTTACCATTATATTTTTTCTCATACAGGCCATTTGAAATTTTAAAACAGCTTGCGTGTAATGCATAGTCACTTCACTATGACACGGTGTACATACCATAATTTTATAAGGAGACACATTTCCTACATTTATTTCTGTGACTTCAGAATCTACCTTGTTGGTTTTTATAGTTTGGTAGGTGTCTTCATTGTGGGTAACGGATTGGCTCGAATTTGTTTTATCAAACCAAATGGGTTCATTGTTTTTGCCCGAGGGCGTATTACTTTTTTGCATTAATTGCTCCTTGTAAAAATCTAGTCCAAGAACTAGCTTGTTTTTTCCAATTATAATATTTTTTAGTATAATTAGATTGAGTAGTTAAATGTTCGTGTATTGTTGGTTCATGTAGCATTGCTGCAGAAGCTTCTATTCCGTAAGCAAATTTTTCTGCTAAATTTCTGTAATTATTATCATATGCTATATACATTGGAAATTCTGCTCCTGTTTCAAATAAAGCCCCATAGTTGGTAGCAATACAATACAAACCCGCAGCCATAGATTCTAATAAAGATATACAAGATGTTTCTTCAAAAATACTGGGATACACATACATATTATAATCTTTTATATGTTCTCTAATATACTCATTTGGTTTATATCCAATATAATTTACATTAGGTAGTTCTTCTGCTTGTTTATAAAGTTCTGTGTAATTATGATCGTTTTGTTTATAAAAATCTTTACCATATATTTCAGTAGAAGAATAAACATCCAAACTAATTAAAGGGTTCTTAACTAATTGCATTGCCCCTAACAATACAGACAATCCTCTCCAAGGAGTATTTTGATGTATAATTTTAATAGGTTTTCCTTTTTCATAAGGTTTAGATTTTTGTATTTCTTCAATACCGTTTTTAATCACAATACATTTATGATGAGGTAAACCAAACATCATTCTAAATTTTTCATGATTCCAATGTGAATTAAATACATACCAATCATACTTATGGTGATTAGCTTTATTTTTAAACCAAGGGTAAAGATTAGGTTGATCCCAAGAATTTTTTTGCCATAAAATATTTACTTTGTTAGGATCTAAAGGCACCTTACCTGGTATACTTGTACATATTTGTACTTGATCCAATAAACTTTTATCTACATGCTTAGTTAAAAATCCAAGTTGTAGTTCTGTTCCGCCTTTAGGGCTTTGGTTTTTTATTATCACTATTCATCACTTTCTGCATTATATCTAATCCTTTAGGAGAAACTTGTACAGTAACATCTGTTACTATATCAGGTCCTTCTACTTTCTCTTTAAACACTTCATTTGTTTTTGTATTTCTATAAGTTGTTATAGTTGTACAATATATTGTAGGTATTACTTTATCCATTTTCATTCTCTCTGTTTATTAAAGCATAACTAACCACAACTTTAATCTTATCGGCTGTTTGTGCTTGAACTTTTATAGCATCTCCTGCTTCTAAATTCAACCCTTGAGGTGAGGCATTTACTTGGGTGCTTGCACTTACATTATCTCTAAAAAATTCAAAGTCTGTACTTGCAGAACTATCTCTTAAAGACCCATTACATATTATTGAACCTGTGCTTGAATTTGCATAATATACACTTTTTACAATAGCTACAGCAGATGTAGATATAGTTAAAACTGTAGTTAAATTAGTAGTTGTTAAACTGACTCCTGCGTTTCTATATTGTATTGTCATGATAAAAAGTAATTAAAAGCGTCTTGTTCGTTTTTTAAATCTTCTTGAAAAGAAAAATTAAGTTGTTGTTTCATAGTAGTCATAGACTCAATAATTTGTCTTTGATTTTCTACGTCATATTCTTGTTTTGGTTCAGGTATATAATTAGTTAATTTAGCCATTATTTTCTAGTTTTATCTACACCTTTTATTTTGCCTTTATTCTTTGAAGCATAGAATACAGTTTTACCTTTTTTCTTACCGTACCTGTCTTTCATAGATTTCATTATTTTTTTACCTTTTGTAGTAAGTGGCATGTTATCTCCTTCCGTCTGGTTGAGCATCCATTCTAAAACTACCATAACGCCAAGTTTCACCTGCAGCATCATTTTCTATTTTTAAAGATAGTAGTCTTCCTCTCGCTCTAGTATCTACTTTATCAGTAGTGGTTGTTATTGTAAAGGGACCTAAAGGGGAACCAGATTGAACATCGGATGGATAATCGGATATAAACAAAGTTACTTTAGAGTTTCCCACTAAAAATTTATAGTCTGGCATAAATCTTCTCATTGACATAAATAGTTCACCATCATCAATATCAAAATCTCCAGATCTAATAAAAGCATTAATTGAAGTTCTACCTGAACTATTAACCTGATCATTTCCTACTTCATGAGCATAGTATATAGATGCTCCGTATAAATTTGTAATTCCTAAAATATCTGGAAACACTGGAGTAGTGGTTGCTTCATAGTCCGTTGCATAAGGTTTGACAAACACACCCTGATCAGCGTAAGTAGTTCTATCTAATGATGAAGTGGTCCAAACATTTTCTTGATAATTATACGTTACACATCTGTCAATTTGGTCAGATCCATCTTTTGGATAAAACCAATTTACTTCAGTATATAAAGAATTTGGTGAAGAAAAAATTACATCAGATGAATTAAAATTAAGACCTAAATTTCCATTTTGTGTTGTAAAGACAAAATCTTCAACTAAACAAGGAAGAGCTTTAACAGTACCATCATACATAAAAAATCCGCCTTCATTAGACATCCAATATATAGCGCCATTAACATAAGAAGCTGCATGTTGTCCTATACATCCACAGTTTGTGCCAACTTGTCTAACACTAAAAGTAAAAGGCGGACCAACAAATTGAATTACATAGGCAGCGTTATCTGTTAAAACAAAAACATAATCTTTACCTTGTAAAGCTGCTCTAATTTCATTACCAGTATCTAATCTAAAAGTACCTGCAGTATTGGTAGCAGTAGGTAGATAAGTGTTTAAATTCTCTTGATTAGAAAATCGTACAAACATGGGATCTTGTGTTGTGACGTCACCAATAGTTGTTTCAGTTCCAAAATGAAATAGGTGCCTATCTCTATCTGAAACTAATGTAAATCTACTTGCTGTAGGGTTAGCGGTTGTTGCAAAACCTGATGTACTTAAAGATGCTCTTATACCTCTAGCTCCAGAGGCTCCTGCATTCCATGTAAAAGTTTTGCCATTAAATATTGTAGCAACTAAAACTTCACCAAAATTATCAAGACTCCAATTTCCTGGATCCAGAATCACATCACTAGTTGCACTTTCAGTTCCCCATGTGCTAGATCCCCATAAGTCCGTACCCCAACCATAACCTACAGTTTGAAAAGTAGGTCCAACTTCAACATAAGGATTAACAGTTGCAGCACCAGCTGCAGTCATACCTGTTCCTCCTTCATTCCTAGAAGCTAGTACAGTAAACTTGTCTACATCCGGAGTTGTTTGTATTTCATAAACTTGTTGTAATTCTGTTGGTGTATAATCTGAAGCACCTGTAACAGTTACAGCAGATAATGTTACATACCTTCCTTTAGCTAAACCATGAGATCCTTTATTTATAGTTACAGTATTTGAACCATTAACAGTTGTTATAGTGCATCCTGTAATCGCTGTATCTAAAGGAGTAATGTCAAAAAAATCATTACCATAATATAAAAATAAACCTTGAGAAGTACCAACAGCAGCATAACGTTCGCCTGCCAATGAAGTCCAAGTTAATTGTGCTCTTGCTGCTCCTGGTAAAGTTAAAGATGCAGCAGTTAGTTGTTCCCAGCCACCTATTTTTTCAGGTGCGGTATATCTAAAACGTACAAAGTCACCATCTACCCATTGTCCAGGAAGAGCCGAAGGTACGCTTTGTTTATTAAAACCAGGTGCAAAATCTACTTTTTTTAAGGCCATAATTGTGTTATATAATAATTTTATAGAGAATGAAAGATACAAATATATATGTTTTTTAAAAATAAGTTAAAGGTATTATACAATTCTTCTTTTGAAGAAGACCACATAAAGAATTGCATTAAGAAAATGCCTTATAATTTACCTACTTACTTTAAAAATATACCTCATCAAATGTTTAATCCGGAGTTAAAAAAATTCTTACCGTTTTTAAGAACTGTAAAAACTTGCCCTGGTTATGTAAATCTATTTAAACACTCATTATTAATATGTAATCCTGTTGATTCATATATTCAATTTAATGATCATGGAATTGAATTTCAAAAACATGGTGCTTATAATGATGAGAAAGCTTTTGCACACCCAAATGATCATCTATTAAAGTATGTCCCTAACAAACATAATTACAAATTTATAATAAAATACTGTCTTCCATTTTCTTTTAAATCTAATGTTGCTTATATCTCCATGGATCCAGGGTATCATTTTAGTGATCATAAAACTTTTCCAGGTATTGTGCCCTCTAATTGGTTTAATGAATATAATATATTTATACCCATACATAAAGATCAAGAAGAGTTGTATATAAAAGAAGGAGAGCCTTTAAGTATTATTGTTCCATTGACTGAAAAAAAGGTATCCTTGAAATTTAAAGAAAGACCCGCTAATATAATAGATAAAAGTATTGGTTACAGATTTAGTAACTTTAAAAAATTTCTTAGAAAGGACACATGGAAACTAGATCAGAATTAAATAAAAATGCTTTTGATATTTTATATGAAGAAGAAGCAAAAGAATCGGCTAAATATATTAAACCCTATATATCAGAAGCCATTATAACAGATGGTGGATGGTGGGACAGTGCTGTTTCTAAAATAGAAATAGAAGGACTATGTTTAGAATTAGGAGTTTATACAGGAACAAGTATTAATTTTTTTTCAAAAAACAAACCTGAAAAAATTTGGTACGGGTTTGATAGTTTTGTAGGTTTTCAAGAAGACTGGAAAGGAGGATATTTTTCAAAAGGATATTTTTCTTTAGATGGAAAATTACCTAAAGTTAATAATAATGTTAGATTAATAATAGGATATTTTAAAGATACTCTTCCAGGTTTTCTAAAAGGAATGGATAAAAATATTTCTTTCCTGCATGTTGATTGTGACACTTATGAATCTACAATAGAAGCTCTTAATATAATAGGTTCGGAAAGATTTGTTCCAGGCACAAGAATTTTATTTGATGAATACATTAGTTATATAGGCTGGAGACATGGTGAATTTAAAGCTTGGCAAGAGTTTGTAAAAAATAATAATATAAAATATAAATATGAGTTGTTTGGACCCAGACAAGCACTAGTAAAAATTGTTTAGTAATTTATGAAAATAGAAGATTCAATAATGATGTACCACAAGCAAGTACCTGATTATTTTTGTAAAAAATGTATACAATATATTAATAAATTAAATACTAAACACATGGCACATGGTTTAGATCACGTGTTACCAAATTACAGACAAGTTGTAGGACATACACTTACTAAAAAAACATTTTCGGATAAGATTTTTTTTAAAAAAATTTCTGATGAAATATTAAACTTTTATCCTACATATAAAATGATGTTTCCTCAACTTAAAGCTAACAAAATTAATCAAATAGATCTTTTAAAATATGAATCTAACGGTAATTATGATTATCATATTGATGACCATGCAACTGCTCCTCGATCATTAAGTGTTATTATAAATTTAAATGAAGATTATGAGGGAGGAGATTTAATTTTTGGAAATCAATTTTTAAATAACGAAATGAAAAGGATAAAGTTAAAGAAAGGAAGTATTGTTTTTTTCCCATCTAATTTTTTATACCCTCATAAAATTGAACCTATTACTAAAGGAAAAAGATATAGTATTGTAGCATGGCTGAAATAAGAAAAGATTTTAGATACAAAATTATCAGGGGTTTTTTTAATCCTTCTGAATTAAATTTATTACAAAATTATTGTTCTGGAATGTTGGATAAACCTTTTAATATTTCAAATCAAAGAACAGAGTCATCTTTTTCTATTGCATTTCCTTATGATAGTTTAATGGAAACATGTTTACGAATTAAAAAACCTTTAGTTGAAAAAGAAACTAAATTAAATTTATGTGAAACTTACTCTTACTGGAGATGGTATGGATATACCTCTGAGTTAAAAAACCATTCTGATCGACCCGCCTGTGAAATAAGTGTGACAGCTTGTATAAACAAAACTCATAATTGGCCTTTAATTATA